CTAAGTTATACAATGGAGTAGACACGTTTACATCTTGAACAGTAATGTAAAATTTGTTTTCACTGAACGCATAAAATAATTGTCCCAATGGATAATCATACTTTGATTGTTCAATCTGAGTTGTATTTTGAATCTGAACTACACTTGAAGTTGGAACTATTTGATATCTTGATAAATTTATTGCATCTTCAACTAATTCAAAGAATACGTATATTCCAGTATTTGCTGCACCATTTACGTACCCAGTAACAGTAGTGAAGAAATCGGGATCAAGTATTACATTTCTATTGTTAGTGTCGATTGATGCAACTTGAATTTCAAAATCATTTACATAGCCATCACTTTCAACAGTTTGACCAACTACACTTACTTGAACGTCTTTGGCTAAAGAATAGTTGCTGTTGTACTGTGTGTTAGTAGCAAGTATTCTTACAAAGTCTTGTAGATTTTTTCCAGAAAAAGGATCATAGATTACTTTATCACGTTCAAAGAAAAATCTAGTTTCGCTTACGCTACCAAAATAATAGACCAATGAACGATAACTTATAGTGTATCTATTTTCTCCTATGCTTAAGAAGTTTAAAAACCACCCAGTTGCATCATAAGCACCAACACTCCAACGATCTTGTGCTATAGTTAATGAGTTGTTGAATATCAAAGAAAAATTTTGATTTAGTTCAATTCTAGTAACACATTCATTAATTATAGTGTTAGAGAATGAATTATCAAACGCGGGTAAAACTGTTGTTAGTATTGCTCCTCTAGGGACATATCCATTAACTGTTATAGGTCCTGTTCCATTCGCAAACCCACCTTGTCCATTATTGTAACCGTCTCCTATCACATTAAGTATTGAAACCCAAATATATGTAATGTTTGATGGGCCGGCAATACCTGCAACTAATCTGTTATTACTATCAAAATAGTAACCAGTTGGAGCAATAAATTTTGCCAATGCCCCAGGAGTTATATACTTTGCATTATTAGTTGAATAGGTTCCAACTGGAATAGGAACACTTGTAGTTCCATCTAAATTGTAAAAGTAACCAGTATTGGAATTAGTATTTACTGTTTTGTTTTGCCAATAAACTGTACCATCACCTGATGAACTGTTGATTGGATACTGTGGATAGTTCTGAACATAATACTGATTTGTTTTATTACCTAATAACAATCCATTCAATGTATCGGTAAAGAAGGATATAATGTCACCGACATCATTGGCAGTTAAAGTTAAAAAGCCATTAGTAGTATTTTGCCACAATGCTCCGTCGTCAGCAAAAGAGTTTGTACTTGAATATTTTCCAGTAGGATCTAAAAGGTCTAAGTTTTTACTTACCCCAATTGAACTTCTATTAATAGCTTTACTCTTAACTATTGAACTATAAAGTGTGTATGGGAAATTATTATAGTCTTCTCCGTTTACCATTCTATTTTGAGAATAGTATCTTGTTGGGGCACGTTGTTTGATTTCTTCAAGTGGTTCCCTTACTTGTGCGTTTGTTACTGGTACTTGTAATTCTAAACCAAATGTCAATAATTCTGTATTTCCATACCTATTTACGTATGAAAAACTTACAGATATTCCCTGCATTTCGCTTGGGTCTATTGTATATGTTAGTGCATTTCCTGAACGTACATATGCTCTAAACAATCCAACTGGGATTTGGCTGAACACACCGTCTCCAAACACATAACTAACTTGATCATTGGCTCTTGAATTTACAGAAAATATTTTTCTATCGCTACTTTCTTTTTGTAGATATGCATTTGCATAAACATTTTCAATTAGTTCCCAAATAGTTCTATCACCGTTATTAACATTCAATTGGTATAGCCATGTATCAGTATTGTTGATTCCATCAATGTCAATTTCAACTACTTGATTTGCAATTTGTTGATCTAAGTTGAAATCAAAGTTTCTTAAAGAGCCCTGTTTGAAGTAGAAGAAGAATCCTGTGTTTGGACTACCGAATCCCAATTTATCATTTCTATAAACTATATTGAATTTTTCAACTGGTGCAGGTGGAATTTCATAGATATAATCTTTACCTAAACTTGTAACACTGACCAATTCAAAATTCATATTGGTATTATCTACTACAGAATTGAAGGGAACTATTGGTAATGCATCACTTGGAATTTTTATTGAGTATTCATCTGTTGTGACTCCCAATATTTCTGCACTATTACCTGGTCTACCTACTTTTTGTGAATCAACTAATGCTGCATTTATGATTGTGTTAAATTGTTCTAGCCAACTAGTATTAGCAGGGTCATTCCATAAAATAGGTAGATTACTTAAATTTACTCCATTCAGATCAGTAATGTTTTGGGTAGTTTGGATACTTGTGACTTTTATGTACCCTTGAGAAGCTAAATTTCTTTTTGGAGTATAGCTAACTAAGTTTGCAAGTTTGATAACACTATCTCGTCTGAAGGCAGTGTCAATAAAATTTTCTCTGGTATTCAGATCGTTTCTGAATGCAAGACCCTGACCCATGAATGCCATTACATCTAGCAAAGCTATAAATTCTGAGCTTTCTATGTAATCGTTGAATGTTTCAGGGTAATAAAGTTTTAGGTAATCTATGAAAGATTTTCTTAGTGTTTCATAGTCATAGCTTTTAAAGTCAGCCTCTTTAAAGGTCTGATAAATTGCTTGCCAATCGTTTACACCAAAAATTGCAGTTGATCTTGAACTTGTTGCCATACTTTTTCTCTGTTTTTAGTATTTATCATACCTAAAACCTTGTTTTTTTACTGTAACGTTAATTGGTAAGTATTAATGTTAGCAAAAAGTTGAAGAACTTGTGCTTGATTAAAAGGGGTAACTGCTAATTCAACTTCTATCAAAACTCCATTGTCTTGTGGATAACAAGCAACGTAATTAAGAATTATTCTAGGATCAAGAGAAATAACTCTTCTTATTTCATTTTTAATTCTATCTTGTGTCGTGCCATCATTGGGTTCAAATATGTAACTCCAAAGCGTAGTTCCGTACTGAGGTTGACCTACTTTTTGACCTTGTTTAATATTCAATGCATTGATTAAATCTTGAACAACTATTGCAGTATCTACTAGTTTATATTTTTTACCCGCATTTAACGGTTTGGTAACCGTACCAAACCCACCATTATTACCTACACTAGCATTGGTTGTTCTTGGTTTATTTGCGTTAATTGAGCTATACCCTAAATAGTTTGCCATAAGTATATTTATACAATCAATAAATTCTTAAACTTGTCATCAATTTCTTGTCGTAAAGTTAACCATTTGTTTTTAGTTTCTTCGATTTTAGGGTCACCTGCAGGTAAAGAACTTTCTGCTTCAAAGTATTCATTTTTGGCTTTTTCTATTTTCTCATTTTGTTCTATTAAACTATTAAATGACACAGTTAAAGAAATATTATTATCAATTGAGTTTTGTACTGCATTTTTTGCTGAGTCTGAGGGTCCTGACCCTGAAAAATTAGGAATAGGAATTTTACTATTACCTAGCAAAGATTTTATTTGAGTATTAATTTCTGAACGATCATTAGTATTAACTGCATTTACTGGTAAGTTTACTGTAGAGGATGAAGTCTTGCTGACGCTTGCAATCGCTGATTGCAATTGTGCTGCTTCACCTGCTGGTAATTCTGATAAAGCAACTTTTTTGATATCATTTTCAGGAGCTAATATCGTTTGTGTTTCCTGATTTATTTTTTCTTGACTAGCACTCGACACTGAAACATTGTTTTTGTTAGCAGTATAAACATTATTGATAGTGCTTTGAACCTTAGATGTTCCTGGTAGTCCAGTTCTATTTGTAGTTTGGTTAACAATAGATCCTACACTATACAATGCACCCGGCAATGCACTTAATCCAGTAGATTTACCTGTGTTGCTTAATACGGAAGATATTCGATTTATATTATTAATTATGTTACTAACTGAAGATGTTATTACGTTTGGATTGTTTGTTGTAGTTATTGCTTGTGTTGATCTCAAAATTTGACCTGTACTATTTAAAACAGAATTAACATTGTTAGTAGTTTTAACTAATGATGTTTCTCCCAAAACAGATCCAATTCTTCCAATACTACTAACTACACCAGATACACTACTTATTGCTTGTGCAGGATTGGCACTTGCATTTAATTTAGTAATTGAATTAGCTGCACTTGCAGTTGCTTGTGCTATTGATCCTATTTCTCGTAAACTTTTTGCTGCGGCAGGATTGCCTATAGAGTTTGAAACATTAGCAAAACTGTTAAGTATGGTGCTTATACCATTTATAGTTTGTGTAGGATTTTTAGCTGAGTTAACTGTGTTAATTGCATTAAACACACCTGCTGAACTACTTGCAATTCTTGCAACATCGTTTAATGATTTATCTCCTGTTACTCTGCCCAAAGTACTTAACAATCCTGATGTTGCTGATAGAGTTTTAGAAGGATCTTTACTATTGCTTATTTGATTTACATAATTAGTAATTTGTGTTATTGGAATACCTGTTACTTGTCCAACAGTAGACAATACTACCGCAGTTGTTTTATCGTCAAAAGTAGAATTACTTATTGATTTTGCTGCATTTTGATTTGATATTTGGGTAAGATTTTGAGGTACACCTACTTGCAAAGGTTTAAATGAAGAGGTAATTGAATTGAAGGCTGCTGCACTTGCTGAATTAGTAGTATCAGTAACAGAACCAGTAACACCAACTGAATTAGTGGCAGCATCTCCTATTGCTCCACTAGATCCTAAATTATTTGCAATTTTTGCTGCCTTGTTTCCAGAACTAATTGCATTTTTAATATTGCTTGATATACCTTTTTTGGATTTAGTTGCATTAGGAGCTTCAACAGAAGTATTTGTTTTCAAAGTAGTAACCACATTATCAACACCTGCAGCGTTAGTTGCAACAATTAATCCAGCAATTGATTCACTGCTTTCTTTTCCAGTAATAACACCTGTGTTTATCAACTCATTTTCTGAATTCTTTAAAGTTTCAACTGTAGTTTGAATCTGTAGTGTTTTAGAACTAGTAAAAGCTTGTAAACTTGTTGCACCATTTTTACCTGTAAAAATGCTATCTGGCATTGCTTTTTGTAAACTGTATCCCTGATTAATCAAAGAATTTACCATTTTACTTGATCCTGGCTTAATTATGCCGGCTTGCTCAAGTTGGTCCGGTGTTAATGCAAGTTTACCTATACTTGCAACATTCCCATTGATTGTTGGTACTATTCCTGAATTGTTTTTAACAGCAAAACTTGCAGGTCCTGTTGCTGCATTTTTTGAAATTGCACTTAATATACCTGCTGTGGTTGAAGCATTCACAGTTTCACTTAATGGTGGTATAGGAGGAACACTTGCAATTATTTCAGATATAAATTCAGAAGAAACATTTGAACTTGCAGCTTGATTATTAATAGATTGTACCGAAGAACTAGCAGATGAAGGTAATGCATCACTAGCATTATTACTAGTTTCTACGTTTACTCCTTGACCTGCATTTGCCCAAGGCATATGTGCTGGGGCGCGTGAAACAATACTTACAAGTTTACCTGGTGCTGCGGCATAACCTTTAACGTTGTCAAATAACGTATCAGTGTGAGCAACAAATGCGATTGGCTGAACTATTTTTGGTACAACACTTGTTTCTCCTGTGTTAAGATTGATTACACTGCCATTTATAAACATAGTACCAGAACTTGCGTATGAAGATTCACCTTTCGCAAACATACTCATTGAACCATCAATTTTATATGTGTAATTTCCTTTAGTGTAAACTGAATAATTTTCTCCTACAATTTGATTTGTAGATTTTTCTGATGTTACATTGATTTCATCTGCATAAATGTTTAATTTTTTCTTAGCGTTAATGTTGACATTATTGTCAGCATGAAAGTTTATATCACCTTGTGTCCTAACATTGAAGCTGTTAGTTGAATAGCAATCTATGGTTCCTTCTTTGCCCAATTCAATATAAGATTGACCGTTGCTATGTGTGATAAAAATAGTTTGCCCGTCATCACTTAATGTTATTTGATGACCTGCAGCAGAACGTATTCTTATTAATTGGTCTCTTCCAATTATGTCACCGTCGTCCATAACAATGCTATGACCACCACGGCGAGCTATAACTTTAAGTTTGTTACTTACACCTTCTTGGGCTCCCAATGCTATTGTTTCATCAGTATATCCACCTTCGTAAATAGGACGTCCCGGAGTGCTAACTCCCCAACCAACACGACTGGGGCTTTCTCGTTGTGCGCTAGTTGAAATTGGCCCACGTAAATTATCTCGTATTAAACCCTGTTGATTCATTATCATAGCAACATAGCTATGAATGGGTTTAGGTTGTGTTAAGAAGTTCGCACTATCTGCGATTCCAGTATTATTAGTATTGATATTTGTAACTGGCAATCTTGTTGCACCGCCGTATCCATTTCCCTCTCCTTTATTATTAGCAATAATATAATCGCTTGC